ATGGAACCTTTAGGTATATTTCATAAAGGAACTACTATTGAAGCTATTAATGCTAGGATAGATGATAAATTAGCTAGGATTAAGAATCAAAGTACTGATGAAGATGCTGAATTAGATTTATTAGGTTATCTATTATGGAAGAGAGTATTAATAAAACAAAATAATTAAAAACAAAAAATGGAAGTAGCAGTGGAATTTAAAAAAGAGAAAACAACAATTAAAAGTCATTCTCCTAGAGAGTTGATGATTTACAGTAAGCCTAAGATGGGTAAAACTGATTTAATCAGTAGACTAGAAGATTGTGCTATTGTGGATTTAGAAGGAGGCTCTGGTTATGTAAATGGCTATGTACATCAAGTAAATAATCTTGATGAATTAGGAAAGTTACTTGATTGGATGGAAAAAGAACATCCTTATAAATATGTAGCATTTGATACTATGACTAGATTAGAAGAATGGTGTGAATTAGAGGCTACTTTGAACTATATGAATAGTACTCAAGGTAAGAAATTTAATGTAGTAACTGAAGATCATATTAAAGAAGGATTAGCTCCGGCACATGCTTTAGGAAAGAGATTTCCTGTAGGAAAAGCTGGATTTGAATCTGTACTTACATTAGGTCAAGGTTATGGCTATAGATGGTTGAGAGAATCATTTCAAAAATGGTTTTTAAGAATGAAGAAAGTTGCTCCAAGAATTATCTTTGTTGCTCACATTAAAGATAAAATGATTGAGTTAAAACAAGGAGATCAAGTATCAGGTAGAGATATTGACTTAACTGGAAAGTTAAAGAGTATCACTACATCATTTGTAGATACTATTGCTTATCTTCATAGAGGAAGTGATGGTAATACTTATTTATCATTTCAATCAGGTGAAGCAGTAGCAGAAGGTAGTAGAAGTAAACATTTAACTGGTCAAGATATAATGATTGGTGAATGGGATAAAGAAAAGAAAGATTATAAAGAAACTTTCTGGAATAAAATTTATATCGACTAATTAAGTAATCAATTAACAAAAACAAATAAAAATGACAAAACAAATCAAATTGTCTGAATTAAAAGCAGACATCAATGCAGGAATGAAAAGAGAAGCTTTAAGAGTAAAGTACACTGATGGTAATAACAATCAGTTAAATGTAATTTTAAAACAAGCTGGATTAAAGATTAGAAGTTTTAAGGTAAATCCATTAAAACCTAAGTTTGAATTAGTAGATGATACTATTGAAGAATTAACAACAGTTGAAATGGGAGTAGAAGAAGTAGAAGAATTAGAAACAGCAGAAGTTTAATAATTAATAAATAAATAAATATGTTCGGAACAGAAAAACACAAAATTGATGAATCCAATGGTATTGGGAAGTATGTAGGATTTGGTAATCATAAGTTAATGATTACAGGATTTGAAATTAAAACTGCAAGTACTGGTAAGAAAATGATTTCTATGAATGTAGAAACTTCTCCAGTTACAGATGCAGGATTTGCTCCTGATGAAAAAGCAGTTAATGGTGGTAAAGTTGGGCGAGTAGGTTGTTCTATCTATGTAGATTTTAATTCTATGAATGATGGAGTAAAGGACTTTGAAAAAACAATGCAGTCAATTGCTAAAAAAATGGATAAGTATGAAGAAGTTTGTGCTACTAAAGCTTCTACAGTAGAAGAGTATACTGATAAAGTAGCTCAAGTTCTTAAAGGTAAATTTGCATGGTTTCAATTGTGTGCTGAAGAATATCAAAAGAAAGATTCAGATAAAACTGGTTTTACTTTGAAATTAGGTAGATATGGCTATGTTGGAAAAGAAGAAAGTGATTTAAAACCTTTTGATAAGGAAAATAAATATCACTACAAACACCTAGAGAAAGCAGATTCTGCACCAGTTATGACTCCTCATGGAGCAGGTGAAGAAACTCCTTGGTAATAATTAATTTAGTAAACAATTTAAAGGGGTAGAAATGCCCCTTTTGTTGTTTATTATACGCAAAAACATATAAAATGTAGAGAATATACTACATTATATGCTAAAACATATATTAATGTCTGAAATACACTACAAATGTTTGGAAATACAAAATTCTTAGACTACGAATTAACCTTAGATAATATCTATAGATATATTTCACAATACGAGATATATAGGTATTACTGTGGAGAATTTGAAGTAAATAAAAGAATATCTAGCCCTATTAGAAAAGATAGAAATCCTTCATTTGCTATTCAGTTATATGGAGGTACATGGTTTTGGAAAGATTTTGCTACTGGAGAATCAGGTAATGCTGTTAGTTTAGTAATGAAGAAATTCAGTGTAGACTTCTTTGGAGCATTAAATAGACTCAATGTTGATTTTAATTTAGGTTTAAATTCTACTTCATTTAAAACTTTAGATAAAGTACCTTATGTACCTGAAACTAAGGATAAAATAAAAGCTGAACTATTAATTAAAAGTAGACCTTTTACTAAAGATGATTTAAAGTTTTGGAATTCATACCATATTACTGAATCTACTCTTATTAAATACAAAGTAAAGTCTATTAGTCATTATTGGATCAATGGTTTTTGTTATAATGTTGGTAAGTATCTTGCTTATGCCTATGAATTTCCTGATGGTTATAAATTATACTTTCCGGAAAAAACAGACTATAAATGGTTTACTAATTCTACTTATATTCAAGGATTATCACAATTAGATAAAAGTAATAATGTACTTATAGTTACAAAAAGTTTGAAGGATGTAATGGTTTGTCATGAACTTGGATTAAGTGCTATAGCTCCACAAGCTGAGAGTATTATTATTAAATCTGTAGACATAGAAAAAGCTAATCAAATATTTGATAAAATATTCACTCTATTTGATTATGATAATGCAGGAATACATTTAGCTTGGCAAATGAGAAAGTTATATGGAATACAACCATTATTCTTAACTGAAGGATTATGGAAAAGAAAATTAGGCTATAAAGGCTGTAAAGATCTTGCAGACTATATACAGAAATTTGGATTAGAACAAACTAAAAAATTAATAAATGAGTTGGTTATATAAAAATGCAATTTTTACAGAAGATATGATTCCTGAAGATGCTGTAGGATTTATTTATATAATGACCGCTGAAATTGATGGTAAATCAGTTAAATATATAGGTAAGAAGAACTTCTTTGCTAATGTAAAAACTAAACTTAGTAAAAAAGCACTTCCTACAGACAAAAGACTAAAGAAATATAAAAGAATCAAAAAGTTTACCTATAAAGATTATTACAGTAGTAATGAAGTATTAATACAAGCTCATAAAGACAGTATAAATATTAAAAGAGAAATTCTTCTTATATGTAATAGTAAAGCAGATCTTTCATATCAAGAAGTTAAACATCAATTTGCATATAATGTACTTGAAGATGATAATTTTTTAAATCGTAATATCTTAGGTAAATTTTATAAAAAACTTTAATATTAATTTATGAAAATAGAAGAATTAGAAGAAGGAAAAATTTATTATTTTACTTATAGTAATCCAGAATATTATAAATATAATTATATAGGGAAATATAAATCTGATTCTATATTTAATTTTTATATACAACCTGAAATTAAATATTTTTATGGGATCTGGGAGCTGGGGGCGGTCCCAAGGGTGGCGGGGGTTTACAGATTAGCCACTCTTGATGAAATTAATCACCTTGAACAATGTATATTAGAAAATAAATACGTAGAATATCAAAACAAAACAATTAAAAACAAACATGAAAAAGAAAAAAACACTATGAACAGTATTTCTAAAGTATTAGAGAAGATTTATGTAAATGAAGAATTAAGAGCTACTTGTATTCCATTGTTTCTTGGAAATCCTGGATTAGGTAAAACAAGAATGATAGAAAAGTTTGCAAGAGAGAAAGGAGTTCAATTAGTAGAAATAGTAGCTAGTCAATTAATGCCTCATGAAATTAGTGGATTAAGTATGCCATTACATGAAACAAAGTCTATGACTTATTTTGACTTTGATAGATTTACTAACTTAAAAGATGGAGATATTCTATTCTTTGATGAGTTACTAAATGCTAATCCTATGGTCTTAAATGCCTGTTTAACGCTATTAGAGAACAGAACTATGATTAGTGGTAGAAAACTACCTAAAATCATGATAGTAGCTGCTGCAAACAGACAAGGTTCTACAATATTAACACCTCAAATTAAGGAAAGATTTATATTTTATGATGTAAAGTTTAGTCCTGCTCTTTGGGCAAAATATATGTATGAAAAATACAATATTGTTGATATTGTATTAGAAGATTTAGTATCTTTAATAAAAAATGAGAAATTTGAAAGTTCTAGATTTAATTACTTTACTCCTAGATCAATAGATAAAGCTCTCAATATGATTATTAATAATGTTGAAACTCCTTACAAAGAAAATTTAATGCCTATACTAGAAAAGTTAGTTCTTAATGAATCTGAGTTTGATATTGAAATTAATGAAACAGACAAATGGTTAAAAAATGAGAAAATCTCATGGTTAAAACTTGTAAAACAAATAGAAAAAGATGATAAAATTAATTCAGAGTCCTAGATTAAAAATTCCTATTGTGTATCTAATTGAATCATATAATGATTTAAAAAGTTTACCAATTGGTATTCCATTTATTAGAGCTTCTATTACAGAGTATGATAGATGTGTACAAATGATGGAATGGGAAGTATTATGGAAGAGTTGTAAAGAGTCTAAACTACCATTTAATTGGGAGAAGATTTTAAGAGAACAAGGATATAATCCTTGGAAATTTGGTGTTGCTAGTAGTTCTTCTGGAGATTTATTTACCAGTGATGCTGATTTAGGAACTTCTGAATTTGATGAAGAAAGTGGAGATTTTCATAAAGGTTATTCAGACTGTGATAAATTTTTAAGGGATATTTCTTACAAAGTAGAAATTGATGTTTTAAAAGAATTAAAACTATTACCTACTTGGTTGGATGAAATAGAATTAGCAATTAAAGAAAACATTACTAATACTATTGTCTACAACCCTTCTTTATATACTAAGAAATTAGATTTACCTTTAGGTGGAATTGAATATGCTCCTTCTATTAAGAATGTAATCATAATTGATATTTCTGGATCTATTCCAAGAGGTGTTTCTATGACTATGTTAGCTTTAGCTAAGACACTAGCAGAACAATTCTATGCTGATATTGTAATTACAGGTTCTAAAAGTACTCTATATGACTATGACAAATTAGATACTTTAAATATTGAAACTATCTATGAAGAAAATGGTATGGATAATGACCAAACTTATTTTAAACATTTAGTTATGGAACCTAGAAAGTATAAAACAGCATTAATATTTGGAGATGAACATCAGCCTGGCTATCCTTGGTCAAACAATTTTAACAAAAAGACTAAAAAGATTTCTCAAGATGATGGTAAAGTAATTTGCAAGTGGGAAATAAATGATATTATGTCATTTCATACTACTCAACATACAAATATTGCAGGTTATGGAAGATGGTTCAATACAGAAAAAATTACTCATATAGATAATTGGGTAGCGGATTTAAATAATAAATAATAATAATTAAACAAAAAACAAAACAAAATGGAATTCATTAAAAAAACAGATTTAAGTTTAAAAAATGGTGGTTATCTTTCTAACAAGGACGGTGTACCAGTGTATAATGATCAATTTGTAAATGCTCAACACAGAGCACATTACATTGTAGAGTTAGCACATGCTACTAAAGGTAAAGATTATGTAGGAAAGAAAGCTGATAGCTTTTTGACTACAGTAAGTGAAGTAGTAGAAGGTATTAATGCTACACAGACAATAAAATATGCTAAAGAAGTTAAAGCTCCTGTAAGAGAATTACAAGATAAATTAGCTCAAGAAGCAATGGCTTGGATTAAATTTGATAGTGCGTCAAGTACTTCAAAAAGAATTAATGAAGCTATGCAGCAATTTAATATTATTAAAGATTTTGAAGATTTTGGATTATTCTTTAGCTCTGATATTGTAAAATTACCTGTAATTTATACAATTGAAGAAATTCTTGAAGCAGTTGAAATTGTAGAACCACATTTAGAATCAATTAAATATTAATGAAAGAAATAGTTAACGAAGCTGTTAACTGGATTAAAATACAAGACATAAAGGGCTGTATCACTGGATCAGCCCTTTTAGATTATTTTGAGGGTCAAGATATTGATGTCTTTGTTTATGATGAGGCATCTTTTACTAAGATGCTTTATTCTATGCATTTTAATCCAATGTTTCAGCTATTAGAGCCAATAGAACAATGGAAATTCAAAGAGTGGACAACTTCTAAACAATCTAGTTTAAAGAAGTTAGGTTTAATAACAATTAAATTCAAGTATAATTTAGCAGTAGATGTTAATCTTATCTTTAAATTAAAAGATACCAATTTATTTAATGTGATTTCTTCATTTGATTTAGACATTATTTGCAAAGGTTATGATATTCAAACTAAGCAATATTTAAGTCTATCACAAAATGATGGTAAAACTGCTCATTGGAATAAATGGAATACTAACTTTTATGCAGAAGATGTTTGGACTATTAATAGATTATTAAGACAATTTCAAAGAACAGTTAAATATCATAATAGAGGATATAATACTGATTTAGTTGTTGAAAAATACATTGAACTTCTTGATAAATTAATAGATTATCATAATATTTTTAATAGTACTAACTTTGATGAGAAATTAACTATTATGAAAGAAAATGGTAAAATCTTAAAACAAATCTTTAAAACGTGGTTAGAAAAACATGAATTGACTGAAGAAGAATTAATATTATTAGAACAAAAAATTAAAGAATTATGACAATAAAAGAATTATTAGATACCATGCAAAATAAATATAAGGGAGGAGATTCTAAAAATATTAGATCTCTTTCTAATAATAAAGAGACATGGCAAAGAATTGCAAATAGAGATGATTTTAGTGATTTAGGATTTACTTCTGAATCAGAGAAAGAATCTTTTCTAAAAGAGTGGATTTCAGATAACCCTTATAAAAATATTTAAAATATGAAAGAACAAATAGAAAAGTTTATTAAAGACAATAGTTTAACTTTTGAAAAGGGAACTAGAAATACTGATTTAGTAATTATTTGTGGTTATTCACAATATTTAGAATCTTTAGGTAGAGTTAATGTAGTAAATATATTAGAAGAAGTTTTAAAAGGATATTTTAAAAAAGATCCTGAATTACATGCTGAATTTAATAAAGTATGGAATTTTACTAATTTAAAAAACTACTATAAATGGTGGACTATTGATGTTAATAGAGCTAGATATAAAATGTAATGAAATCATTCTTATTAAAAAATAATACTCCAACAATTAAATGGAGTTTATTACCAGAGAATATCTTCTTTGAAGGTAAAATTCCTGAAGGATATGATTTAGCAGTTGCTCCTTCAGGCAATGATATAATTCTAGATGTAGATGTTAAAAATGGAAAAAATGGTTTTAAGCATATTCCATATTTAATAAGAACAGAATTAGATTATACTTTTTACTATAATACTAGAAGCGGTGGGAGACACTACTGGCTTAATTATTCTGGAGATAAGGTATTATTTAATAGAGCTACATCTTTAGGATTAGATTTACGTATTGGTGGAAAAGGTTATGTAAAATATCCTCATACTACTGATATTAGATGTTGTTTAGAATTAATAAATGAAAGTTCAGTCAGAATGAATGAATGGTTAGAAGAATTATTTAGTTAAGAAATGGAAATAAATAAAGAAAATTACAGAGCATTTAGTGCAATAAATTATTCTTTGTTGTCAACATTAAGTTTGGATCCAAGTTTAGTAAAACAAGATAAAAAAGAAACTGATGCAATGAGTTTTGGTTCTCTATTTGATTGTTTGTTGACAGATAAAGATAGATTTGATGAAGAGTATATTGTTAGTAGTGTTACTAAACCTAGTGGTCAATTAGGAGAGTTTTTAGATATTTATTTAAGTTGTGAGCATACTGATATTAAAGAAAAGTATGATTTTGCATATGCTGAAATGAAAGCTAGAAATCCTAAATTGAGAGATGGAATAGATAAATTTATTGACAGAATGGAAAGTGATGCATTACCATATTTAAATTTTCTTAAAGATAGTAAAGGTAAAAGAGTAATTTCATCTGAGGATTTTTATTTAGCTACTCAAATGAAAGATTCATTAATGACTAATGAATTTACAGGAAAGTATTTTAATATGGATTATACTTGGGAAATTCAATATCAAGTACCTTTAGTTGCAAATTTACTAGGATATGAATTTAAAGGTTTATTAGACATGATGGTAATTAATCATTCTACTAAAGAAATCTATCCTATTGATATTAAAACAACTTCAGATTATCCTAATAAATTTCAAAGTAGTGTAATTACTTACAATTATCTGATTCAATCTACCTTATATTGGGATTTGGTACAAGCTAATTACCCGGATTATAAAATTCATGATTTTATGTTCTTTGTTTCTAGTTTAAAATTACCAAATAAACCGTATATTTGGTGGGCAGATAAGGATAGTAGAATTGCTGGTAGAACTGGTTATTTGTACAATGGAAAATACCATAAAGGCTATCAGACACTTGCTGAAGATTTAAAATGGCATGAGGAAACTGGACTATGGCAATATTCTAAAAGTACTTATCAAAACAATGGTTTAAATAAAATTGATTTCTTTTTATGACAGATTTAGATAAATATTTAAGACAGAGTAAGTATCAAAGTCCTAGACTAGTTACTTATAGTGGAAAGTATGATTCTATATCAGACGATAGCATAAAAGTAGGAGATGAAATTAAATCAATTATTCTGGACAATGAAGAAATCATTGAGCCTAGAGTAATGAAAGTAGGTAGTAAAGTATTCAAATGTAATAAAATAATAGTTAGTGAACATAGTTCTCTATATAATATTTTAAAGCTTGAACTTTATTATACTATTTTAAATAAAACTACAAATTATTTATTACCAACTTTATTTACAGTAGATGAGGCAAGAGTAGGTCAAAAAGCATTGCTTTATGAAACTAATTTTGTTAAT